ATATTAAACATCGCACCATCAAGAAATTTAGCAACAGGACCAAATCCAATAGTTGCAACGATAATACCAAAAATAGTACCAGAAATGAAGTTAATCATTACTTCGAAGATCCTCCAGTATTTTTGAAGATTGCGTTAGCAAGAAGAATGATAAGAAAGTTTTGCCAGAAAGTCAAGGATACACTAAACCAAGACAAAATAATGCCGAGCACCCACGCCTCAATAAGGAGACCAGCGACGGCAAAAACAATAACACCAAAAACAACGCCAAGAGCAGTAGAAGTTTTCATAGGTTAAACAGCAAGAGCAGCAGAAGGGATTTCGACCAGTTCGGGAAGTTTGTTATCATCGAACTGATGCATATTATAACATACCCACTCACCACTACGGAAGACATAGGCATATTCTTCACTATTATCGGGGAGCAGATACTCACAAAGGTCAGCATCAAGGCGAGGAGGGCAGTTCTCACCGCGAGCTGAGTAATATTCGGGTTCTTTATTATCATTCCAGCAGGAACTCATATCACCACCGTCAATCAGTTCAGCAACTTGTTGGCGGGTGTTATAGTGAGTGCGAAGAATGCGACCCAACCATTCGGGATAACCATCCCAATGATGATACACAGAGAGCACAGAATCGTTCTTGAGTTCGATGCCGATACGGGAGCGAGTGCTCATAAAGCGTTTGGTTGATTACCTTGTTAGTATAGGGCATCTGCAAGAGGATTATGGAACTTCTGAACCACTTCTTCAACTGGCACAGCGTCTTCTATGCGTTGCTTGGCAATCTCATAATATTCTTTCTCTTGTTCAATTCCAATAAAGTCTCTATGAGTATTCACACAAGCAACACCAGTTGTGCCCGAACCCATACAATTATCAAGTATAGTTTCTCCTTCATTACTATAGGTTCTGATCAAGTACTCCATGAGAGCAACTGGTTTTTGTGTTGGATGAGTAACATTCTTATCCAGTCCAAACTCAATAATTTCTGAAGGATAATTGGTATAATGTTGTTCATATTCTGTGTCATGGAGTAATTTATTACCAACACCCATGTGTTCTGGTTGATGTAAAAAGTTACCAAGACGTTTAGCACTATTTTTTTTCTTTACATTTTTTTCAATTAATCCCTGTGGATTATAAGTCATATTTTTATTTGCTTTTTTGGACCCACCACTAGCACCGAGAGGAGAGAAAACTAGAATATCTTCAGTTTCTTTCATTGGTCTTGCATTTGCATGAAGAAATCCTGTAGTCTTTTTTTTCTTCCAAATCCACTCATATTTGAACCACTCAAGGTTACTTACTACCAATTGACTGGTGAATGGTTGGTCAGCGGTTAACACAACAGCACCAGTTGGTTTTATCACTCTACGATAATGCTTCCATAACTCATCTAGAGAAATAATAGTATCCCACTCTAAAATTCGGTTATTTCCCTTATCTTGAACACCTTTACGATCAGTTGTACCATAAGGCAAATCGCAGAGGATAAGATCTACAGATTGTTCCACAATCTTATCCATTTCAACAAGACAGTTACCCAAATACAATTCAATCATGTATATTTCTCCTTTCTAGATATTGAATAGTTCGATAAAGTGATTCTATCGTATCACCTAGCATACCAATACTGCGATTGCAATTGTCACACAACCAACCACGATGTTCTAAAGTTTCATGGTCATGATCAAATACTAATTTCTTGTCAGTTCTTCCACAATTATAGCATGGAGTTCCTAATTCTGGATATTTTGGTTTTCCTGCCAATTTATATGCTTTTGCTTTACCCTGACTTGCTTTTTTAGTGCATTCCTTGCACTCTGGTCTGAAATATTTATTGCCACCAGTATTTGTTGATTGATTACGACTAAAATATTCTTCAGTAAGAGGTAAAACTTTATTACATTTTGAACAAACTCGCGTTTCGAGGGAGGAAAGCATTTTTTTGATTGTGACCAATTACTTTTTTAGTATAAGGCATTCACCAGGGCATTAGACTGCGGTTGTGCCAGTTCATTAATTGACTCCTGAGCAATTTGGATTGCATCTGGATTCACGTCCATTGTGGTACAGTTCCGACCCAAACCAAAAGCAGAAATTGCTGTGGTTCCAGATCCACAGAAGGGGTCCAGGACCCATCCATCGACAGGGCAAGACGACTTTATGATACGTTCTAACAGTTTCAGAGGTTTTTGAGTGGGATATTTACGCTTATTCTGCTCACTTCTACTGATAAAGTATACATCATCCCACAGATTCTGCACTGGGACACCCTTGGACTCATGAGAATAGATTTTTTTGTAGATATTGTTGCTTCCGTAGTGCAATAGACCCTGGGCGTCCAGCGATTCCAATTTTTCTCTTGTTATACGAAACCCAAACTGAGGATTGTATCCTTTGTATTCATAACGGGCACAAGGGCGACTCTTTTCTCCTGATACTTTTGCAAGAGCATAATAACCAACATCGTCTTTATTTTTAAAACTATTTTCAGCATAAGTTGGATCTAATGAAGTATATTCAACCTCAAAGTATGGTTTACCCTTTTGTAAAACAATAATACTATCAACAATATTTCCCCAACCATTCTTTAGATTATTTTTAGGACCACTGCGTTTCCAAGAAATGTTAGTATAAAATGCATCCCTAACTTTAGGATTAACCTTAGATAAAACTAAGGCATTACCAATAAAGTTATTGTGAGCATACAACCAACCATTCTTATTCAGTTTTGCGAAGCAATTATTAATAACGCCAGCATACCAGTCAATGTAATTATCGAATGAAGTCCAATTATCACTAAATCCCTTTTCTTGACCATCTTCCTCCTGCATTGTAAAGTCTCTCTGGAGACCAAAAGGTGGATCCATATAAACAAGATCAAATGTTTGGTAAATTGTATTCAGTTCTTCAACTGGTTTCTTTAGGATATTAATTTGAGACATAATCACAGAAACTTACAAGTAAATTATACCATTAAAAAGAGGGTTAATCAACCCTCTTCACACATAAAAAAATTAAATTATTAAACTGCCCTCAATCATCATAAACACGACATTCAAGTGCATCAGGATGAGAGTCGCAATAAAGTTCAAGTGGTGTTGGATCGTGACTATCTTCAGGATGATTTACTTTATATGATTCAAGTGCATGAAGTTCCTCTTCAGTGTGCCTTCTTGCCTGTGGAGATGTTGTTGGATCATCAAGAACTTGCTTATCTTTCTGAATATGTTGATCGATATTACTCATATAATAGTTAAAATAGTTGTAGTATTTATTTTGATTTGGTTTACATTAATACACGATCACCCTTACCACGAAGAGATTTTACAAATAATTCAGTAAATCTTTCTTGTTTTTCTGGATGTACAGATGCAGGACTATAATTGATTGCTTTTCTTAAGGCATCTAGTTCATTCCACTCTTCTTCTGTAAGATAATTGTTGTTGGATTTAGAAAATGTCATTGTCTTAAGTGCGAATGTTAGGATTCTAACACAAATCCCTTATATTATGTAGAATCTTAACATTCTCTTTCTTTTTCATTTAACTTCAATAAAATCCATACGATACATTTTACCAGAGGGAGAACGATAAAACAATTGATTCGATGGTTTATCATATCCCATATTTTCTGGTTCGATACTCTCTAAGAATTCTTTCAGAGTTCGGACTTCAGTCTCTCTTCTATAGAACCAGACATCAAATGATTCTTTACTATCATCACCTGGTAAAAAATCAAATTTTTCAACTGTTTTTTTGAAGGTAAATTTACCATCAAAATCTTTGGGTGTTCTCATTCGTTATCAAAAAGGGTTCCAAACATTCCAGTATCACCAAACTTGCGATTATCCAGTCTGTCTAAGATTTTTTCAGTATTTTGTAGAGACTCAATACGACTGATGAGATCTGAAATAACTGAGCATACCATAGGGCGTTCAGTTCTTGCAGCAAATGCAAGTGCGTTTCGTAAATTTGCTTCTGCTTCTTTGAGTGATTCTTCTACTTGTGTTCCTAACGACATTAGTTCATTCTCTTATAATAGTTTTGTAGGGATGTAACCAGTTTAGCAGTATTCTTTTTGTTTAGCAAGACTTCACCAAATGCTCCTCCACCATATTTGGAACGATTACCAATAATATAACAGAAGGCATACTTAACTCTATTCCAAAATCCAATATTACTTAAATGCATCTGAATACAAATTTGATCATCCAAATCATCATCAAAGTAAGTAATAATAAATTGATGTTCTACATCACCACAATCACATACAAATAATTCATTATCCATTATTCTGTAATACGAAATCCATCGTCAAAAGGTGTAGTTTTTGATGATACTACAATTGAACCATCAACATCAACTTCAAAATTAATAGAATCTCCTTCCTTCCAACCAGTTTGTTCTAGAAGATCATCCGGAAAAGTTACAAAAAGATCTCCAGTAATACCATCAATTTCAACAGGAAGAATCCACCTCTTTACTTTATCCTGTTCTGCAGCATTATCACACATCGCACTCATTTCCTCATCAGTATAATGTTTAGAGAGATACTCCAAATCACTGTGTCCCCAAGGAGGCATAGAAGGTTCATAGTAGTCCTTCTCCTTTAGTACTGTATCCCAAGCATCATCCTCTTCTTGCTTGAGTTTGACTACAGTTTCATTCCAGGCATTCTTAAATTTTACATCAGACTCTTCAAGATAATAACCAAGAAACTCATAAGCAGCATTAATTAGTTTTTGTGTTTTTTCACAATTACCAATCTCAAGAGCATCAAGAGCACTATCCAGAATTTCACGAGCAGAACAAACTTTGGATGATACCATCTCAAGTTCATTCATCGCATCATACATTTTAGAATAATTAAGCGTCATTTTCATTTATCTGGTTAAGTTTATCTTGAACTGCTTGTTGAACTATAATCTGTATCTCCTTACTTGTGAGATTATTCATCCAAGACCAATTAGGATCTTCTTTATCCCAATTGATTTCGTAAGAACCATCATCATTTTGTTTTATTCGAAGACTATCAGTCTCTGGGTTTTGGTTTGTTACACTCATTACAGTGATAAGAATAGTTGTGCTTGAAATATTTTACCACCTGATAGTGCTCTTCGTCAAGGGGTTTTTCCACTCCACACTTGGAACAGACTCTACTTGTGATTGTAGTTGAGGGTTTCCCAGTCTCCTTTCTCTTGCTTACGGAGGTTCTTAAGTTCCTTATAAAGATGACGTATTTGCTGATAAGCATCTTCTGGTGAGATCTTATCTGCAATTTCAAGTCCCGCAATGAGACCAACTTTATCACCAAAACGAGCGAGTGCTCTTTCAAATTCTGTGAGGGTTTCATACATCTTTATGCATCCTATAATGCTCTACAAGAATATCTATGCGAGCATCGAGTGAATTTTGGAGTCGATAAAGTTCATTGGTGGTTTGTACATTTTCTTCTTCAAGAACTATAATGCGATTTTCAAGTTTTTCAACTTCTTTTGCAAGTTTAGCACAAAGACTTACGAGACAATATTCATTTCCTTCGTCATTTTTGATTTTGATTTTATAATTTGGATCAAAATCATAATCTTTGAGCAACCAATCAAATAAACTAAATCGCATTACGAGACTCCAATTTCTTTAAGATAAGCATTATAGCGTAAAAACCGTTTTAAAGATACTGGTTGCTCCAAACTCCAACAACATTCTTGATAGGATAAAAATTCAAACCAGGGCGTTGTAGGATCAAGTGCTGGAAATCCATTCAGGTTTTCTTTCTGGTACTCTAACATAATTATTCTTTACCCATTCCTTTGTGTTGAGATACTTACGATAAGCAATAATATCATCAATAGATTTATCATACTTTAATTCATCGGGCATTGCTCTTGAAAAACTATTTACCATAGTATGAATAGTAATTGGTTTTCCTACCTTTTGATGAAAGATTTTTTTTGCATTAAACAAAGTTTTAGCACAGGAATGAATCTTTCCATAACGATGTGTGTATTCTGATGTAAGAGCAAGACCGTGTGTAAGTCCCCAAGCAAGATTTTCATTTGATTCACTCAACCAAATTGTGCAAGGATGATTGCGAAATGCTCCTTTTGCCGTATCATAAGGAGCACCATCTGCTTTATAGACTTTTCCCCAGTTGTGATACCAGGAAGAGTAAATGATTGAGACCATCTGACACATTTCAAGACTCATCTTGCAAATATGTTTGTCTGGAAGTTGTTGTGCAGATAAACGAGGATGAGAATCAACTGCAAAAATGTTCATAATTAAGTGTCTTTCGTATCAATACTAGCAGCATTCATATGCTTTTGGTAGTTTGCTCTCTTGTATCTGTTACTAAACGTATCAGGCAACCAATAAGTCTCAATGTAGTCTATCTTTGCTAATGAATAAAACTTCTCCAAAGACATAGAATATATTCCAAGTTGAATATATCCATCGTGAGTAACGAGAGTTGTTTCATTTAATTGATAGACATAATGAGTCATTAGAGTTTTCCTTGCACAATTCCAGAATAAGACTGAGATTCGCCCCATCCTTCCTGTTTTCCTTTAAGATAGAATCGAGTTGCAGAAATACAACTTTGTTCTGTGAGAGAAGTTACTAATTTATTATTCTCCTTATCATAAGAATCCCACAATCCCCAACTCTTTTTTTCTATAAAAAATGCTTCATCAATTAGTTTCATTTGTTTTTTCAAATAGTGAAAGTTGTCTTTGAATCTCACACTTTATAGGCATTAGATGCGAAGAGAAGAATTGTTCATACTCATTATTCTCAAGAAGTGTAGAGAGATTTTCTATTTGCATTAGACCAAGTATAAGTTTCATTTCAGGTTTCATACTTATAACTCAAGGTGATATCTTTCTTTTTGAGTGCATAACGATCAATGTGAATTTGACGATTATGCTGACTATCAAAATAACAGGTCTTATTTTCTTTTCCATCAACATACTGAAGTTTCCAAGGAAACTGATCGTGAGGAAACTCTTCTTTCACAGGTTTAATCATTAGTTCGTTGCGTTGTCGGAGTGTTCAACCATATTATACCCCATTTGAAAAGCTGTTTGCAACCATTTTACAATAACTTTTGTATCACCAGACTTTGAGGCATACTCAAAATCATCCCAGAATCTCTCTGATCGAAAAGAATATACTTCCAGTTCATAAAACCACTTTTCAAATTCATCATTCATAGACATAAGTTTTCCATTCATTATTATTGGAAGTTTTGAGAGTTAATGAAATTTTATTAAAAGGTTTTTGTGGTTGTTTGATAAGTCTCATATTTGCTTCATCAGGAGTTCGATTTCCCTTCTTTACATTACATTTGTTACAAGCGGTGGTAAGATTATCCCATTCATCCTTTCCACCTCTTGAAGAAGGCATAATATGATCAATTGTGAGATGTTCTTTTGATCCACAGTACATACATTCATAACTATCTCTTTTGTAAATTAATGCCCGAGTGGGTTTATTTGCCATTAATTTAGCAAAGGGCAAACGAATATAATGAAGCAGACGAATAACTCTCTTGGACACCATTTGCGCTTTATGCTTCAATAGTAAAACAATCGCACGACGACCACTAGTTATATGAATTGGATTATAATCACTATTCAGTAGCAAAATGGATGTATTTGGTTGTATTTGTAGATGCTCCATTAATTTGCTAGTGTCTGTTTGTATTTAATCCTGATCTACTCTCTCCATTTTTGCAAGTGGTTCTGTGCCCCAGTGCATAGGAACATCAAAATTCACAGTGATAGGCATATCATTTCGTGAGACATTCTCATTTTCAATTATACCATCTTCTACTGCACTATCTATTGCAAGTTTGCGACGAATAACGCAGTTAAGGTCATAAAGAACTCCATTATTCTTGGGAAGGTCTGGATGCCCAATACCCAAAGAGGAAGCACCACCATCAATTCCACCAATCATATGTTTAGAAAGAATGGAACCGATGATGTGTCGGTCTTTATGAAGTTGGTCGTAATCAATTGGTTTCTGGAGAGGCAACCAATCTACAATCTCTCTCCACTGACCCAACTGAACCCGTTGAAGAACATCAGTAGCATATTGGAGTGCCCGTGCCTGTTCTTCTGTGATGGTGAGAGTGTAGGTCTTAGTCATTACTGTTAAGGTTCTGTAGGTACAGGGGGTGGAGGAGTTAGAGGAGGAAGAGCAACAGGTGCAGGTGCAAGTACTGGTGTTGGTTGCACTTGTAAAACTGGTTTTTGTGATGTTGCTTCTTCTAGTTGTTTTTCAAGTTGCATAATCTTCTCATCAAGTGCTGATGGAGGAGTATTTGCGGAACCTTCTGCAAGTTTAAATCCAGCAACACTCGCACCAAAAACACTTGCAAGAGCAGCGATAGTAGAAATAGTTTTAGTGAAACTCATAGATCTTCCTTTTCAAAAGTAAAATATTCATAGAGAGAACTCATTACACACTCTTCAAGATTCTCAAAGATAGATTCTTCGGTTGGGTTCTCTACATGCTTGAAAGCACGACGATACCCACGACGAACACCTTCTTCAATCGCCTGTTCCAATATAACACGGAACTTTGGTTTCATCGGATGTAAAGATGTTTCTTGTTTTCAATCATATCATCCAGAAGTCGTGCGAGTTTCGTTTCATATGTGGGGTTATCGTGCTTCATACACTCTACATAAGCATCGTGAAGACTAGCATAAAGATCATCCCAGTGTTGTTTGTTAATTGGTTTCATCAGACTTGTTCGTATGCCTCCAGAATACCACGAGCAACAGCAATCGCCAAATCTTTTTGTTCGATACTTATATTTTCGCGAGCACTACCATCAACAGAAGTAATAAAGACACCATCATTATTCACGATGAGTTCTACACGATGAAAAACATCTTCATCGTTTGGATCAGACATAGTAAAGACATCAATCTTGCTCCGGAGCACATCTGAACCAGGAAGTTTAGTATAGAATTTAGACATTTGCAGTTCCTTTGTGTATGAATGTATTATAGAGCATCTTGTGCTGCCTGTGAGGTCTTGTGTGCCGGTTGTTCAAGTGTCCCAAGGAGAACGGCGGTTCATAATTTCACGAAATCTTTCAACTGCTTTTGGGTCTGGTGGTTCAGCAAGTCGTTTTTGTATAGCATCGTATGCCTCTTTACTCACATACATTTTCGTAGGTCTCATTCCTAAATGTTTAATACACTTTTGCTCATATCTCCAATACTTATAGTCATACCATAGATTAAGTAGAAAGTTTTTCATTCTCTTTTCAGCACCTCATTCACATCAACAGCATCATAATCTCCAATACCAAGTTTGAACCTTACATAATCAGTAAGATCGGTAGCATCACATTCATACACATAAAACCCACCATTATTATCACTCTCACAGAAATTAGTGAAGTAATCATCAAACACCGTAAATATTGCTAATGTTCTTGCTTCTACCGAAGATGAATGTGCTACAATCTTTGCGATACAATCAAATAGTTCTTCTCTGGTATAAGAGAATGCTTTTGCGTTTGGGTCAAGTTTGTAAGTCATTCCATTCCTCATATCGTGTTTGGATTCTACCATCTTTCAGAAAAATATTCAAGTGCCCAATGCGACCGTCTTTCATATAAAACGACATCCATTTATGCTCTGGAGACATTTCCTCATAATGATACATTTGTATATCATCCAAACAAAACTCATCAGGATTGTAGAGTTCTTTATCAGTCACAAGAAACTCTCCAAATAAGAAATAATCTCTTTCATAGAAATCTCATCACATAATTTCAATACAGGGCAAAATCCTAAATGAGTATTATAAGTATTCAACCAGTGTCTCATATTCTCATCCCCATCAGGACCTTGACCCATCATATTATACATTAGTGTATAGAGATAAACAAACTTAATCTTATCAACTTCACTCACAGAAATCATTAAGATCTTTGATATTTTTTTTACTGCATTATCCAGTATTTCCTGATCGGTTTTCATAATGATCAAGAGTAGTTGTCTGCTTGAAGTTCTGAATCATCGGCAAAATAGGACAAACTATTAAAAATACGAAACTGAATGATTTGTTCCATACATTCACCTAAAGAACTACATAAAAAGTCTCTATAATCTACACCATCCGGACCATCCCAAATTTTTGCGGTGTATGTGCCGTCTTGTAGATTGTCTGCGATTTCAATTTTCATTTCTGCTAAAATAGATTTAGTTTCGTCAGTCATGTTGTAGTAATATTGAAGTTAAAACTATCTGTGAATGTTTTCCATCCTTCTTCTAATTGTTTGTCTGCCCATCCCCAGGCACCATGTTCCATACCATCAATTTGAGCAGCATCAATTTCTTGTTTAATAAGATGACGGAGTATTTCAATTTGTTTTTCAGTCATCGTAGTTTTCCTTTGATTTTTTTGATTGCGTCATTGAAACCTTCTACCATATCCTCAACACCAAGAGATTGAGAACCAGCAGCAGATTGTTCTTTCGGCAACCACTTATCAATCCTATCTACCAAATTCTCAATAGAAGTTTCCATATCATCATTACTGTTGGTTGTGAATACATCTTCCCACCAATCGTAAATCAAATTAGTGAGAGATTGTCCCAGTTCAAACTTCAAGAACTTTGGTGGGTTCTTTATAAGTTTCTCAATCAGTTCATCAGTAGGTTTATTTACCTCTGGAATAATTCCTTGTTTGATTGCTTCACGGAATGCTTCTTTCAATCCATCAGCAACTTGTTCTGGAGTTTGTGGTTTCACCCAATCTAATGGGTCTTTATCAGGATTTTCCTCAAACCATTTCAAATTCTCCCTCACAACTTCTTTTACTTGTTGTCCTTTTCCATAAGTAAATACTGCCCACCTAAACCACGAAGCAGGAGAAAGTTCATAATAACCATCACTCAAATATCCACTCAACTTTTCACCAAAACGAAGAGCAACAGATTTCCATTCATTATCTTCTTGTTCTTC